GGGCCATCATCATATAGACGATTAATAAATGGTAAGATTCGAACAGTTACTTTACTGCTCTGCTTTTTATCAAATGCGGAGAAGTCTCCAGACATAAGATTGTTTGAAATAGTGAGCAATCTCTTGGCTAGAATACCCCATTCAGAATAGGGATTCACACCAGGCCAAATACCAGTTCCCATACGATTCTCCATCATCCATGCCGACATATCTTTAAAATACATCGCCATAATGATAGAATAATCAACGGGACAGGCAGAAAATAGCCGAGATGAACCAGAATCAATCTTTTCGAAAGTTCGAAGTTCATCTTTGAGATTATCAGTATAGAGGAAATTAGCTCTCCCAGTTTTAAGTATATCTATCTGGGAGTAAACCTTCTTCTGAAGATCTAAAGCTTCTTGTCTAGTTAAATCATATTCCTGGTCTTTCCCGAAAAATCGGGTCTTACCAGGATAACCAGGGAGTTTCTGAACATTGTATGGGTAACCAGCACTCGTATTACGAGGTATGGCATTCACGAACGAATTGTTCATATCACCAAGGATAGCAGTTTCATATGACAAAACCTTTAATGGTCTGCCCCTACTGTTGTTAACAATAAGAGCAAAACAAGCTTCAAGACAAGGTTCGATGAGTTTTTCATCAAATTCGGCCTCAGGCACATCGTACCCAAGAACCGCTTTATCGAAAGGGTTAACATCAACCTTAGTTTGACTTCGCATGAGAGCAGCAGGACCTTTCTTTGGGGTCCAGACTTGATTGTAGAGTGGACTCTTACGCAAAGATGTGGAACCTTGAAATCCCACAGGATACGGAACTTCTCCAACCTTTTTCATTGTGACAAGAGACTCAATTTTAAGTTGAGCTCTAACAGAAATGTAATGATTATAGAGAGCATTCACGTCAAAACTAATAGCAAGTGATTGACCACAGGAGCTTCCAGCAACGTGGAAACCTATGATCTTCTCACCTCGGGTGGTACGATCTTCAATGAAAATGGGTAAACCACAATCACCAGCAATCGTATTACCAGGATACATCAACATTCTTTCGTATGATTGATCTGATCCGAATATATCAGTTTTGTATTCAGACACAACTCTAAAATCCATAGATCGGATTTCATAAGAAGCGTCAGTTGGGTCAGGGCGACAAAAATACATGTCACCTCTTCTCCTTTTACCAAAAATTTCTTCGCTTAAAAAGCAATTAAGAATATTTTTATGGTTTTTAAATGAGAGTGGAAACGTAATAAACGCAGTTTCCTTCTCAGGATAAGATTTACTTGAAGAGATGAACTCACCTATAGTGAGTTTGCCTATCAAGTTTCCTCCTATTGAGAAAACCAATTCACGAGAAGGATCTTCTTCTTTCAATCGTGAATAGTAGTGGCAAGGATACATAGCGACAGTACCAGCAAGAAAGGTAATAAAACCTAAATGCTTATCGTCGATACTAAAGCTTGCAACATTCTTCTTCATCATCGATTTGATCATGAGATGGCTTGTGAGATCATCTTGTGCTTCAAACGTAGGCTGAACTTTTGGTGGAAAGATGGCAGTATAAACACTCGCGAGAGTGGATACAGAACCAACAATCATCAGAGCAAAGAAAATATCAAAGCCAATG